GGTAGATTGATATCCGTGCTTGACTCTCTCCTATCGACCGAGCAGCGCAACGAATTTACCCGGGGCTGGCGGCTGTTCAATCTCTCGCTCGAACAGGGCCTATCGCTGCGGCGCCGGGCGCGCACCGACCTTTTCTTTCTAGCCAAAGAGTTGCTCGGCTACGACAAGCTGAAAGACCCGGCGCATCGCGAGGTCTGCGACTTCTTCGTCAAAAAAGATCCCGATGTCCCGACTTTTGAGGAATTTGCCCGCAGCTACCGCGGAGTGTGCATCGACATGTGGGGGCGGGCGTGCATCGGAGTACATGATCGCGCGATCTCGCTGATGCGGCACGGCTTCAAGTCGACGATGGATATCTGCGACAAGGTGCAGTGGACGATCACCTACCCCGAGATCCGAATCAACCTGATGACCGACGTGCTGAGCTTGAGCCAGGAGTTCGTCGGCATCTATAAGTCACATTTCACACTGCAAGGCAATGGCGAAGCCAAAACCATGCCCAACGGGAAGCCCAGCCTGTTTCAGATACTCTTTCCCGAGTTCTGCGACACGCGGTCCTCGGATTACACGGGCAACGACGCGCCGGAGTGGACCACGCCGGCGCGTTTTGGGCGCTTCGGGTCGGTGGCGGGTCCGACGATCCGCGCATCTTCAGCCAAAGCCGGGAAAACGGGGACGCACTGCGAATTGGCGGTCTTCGACGACGTCTGCACCGACAACAGCATCGGCTCCGAGGGCAGCGTGACGACCAACCTGACGAAGATTGCGCGGCGCATCTCGATGGCACGCAACCTCCGCGCAAAATACGGCTTTACCGATTACATTTTTACCCCCTATTCGCCAGGGGATTACAACTGCGAAGTGGTGGCCATGGAAGAGAAGCGCGCGCGCGCCGGGCTGCCGCCGCTGGTGGCGGTGCTGATGCGGCCAGCCGGCAAGCTAACCGATCTGGCAAAGGCCACGGGCAAGAGCTGGGAGAGGATGCAAGAGCTCGAGGACTCCGACGTCGAGATGTGGGACCCGAAGGAGTTTACGCTCGACGACCTCAAGCGCGAATGGTCGCTGCCCAACGGGCGCGACATGGTGGCCACGCAAAAGCTGCTGGATGTGACGCTGAAATCGACGACCAAATTTACCCGCGACCAACTGGTGAGAGCGACACGTCCCTGGAGCATGATTCCGCGCGAGGGCGTCTGCGTGATGACCGGTGACCTGGCGTATTCGACGAAAGAACGCGCGGACTGGTCGGTGCTGTGCACGGGGCTGATCGACAAGCGGCGAATTTATTTGACCCAGATCACCCGGGCCCGAGTGGATAAGCGCTTCATGTACAAATGGATAGCCGAGGAAATCTTTCGCCAGCGGCCGCAGCGCGTGGTGATCGAAGACTCGGTCGGCGTGCAGTGGCTGCACAACGATATCGACGACGAGCTGCGGCGGCTTTGCGGGATGAATTACGGGTTTGTCAACGTCGAGTGGGAGCCGATCGGCCAGGGAAAGTGGAAGCGCACGGAAAACGACGCCGACTGGACGGCCCGGGTGCTCGAGGCGGGGCGGCTAGTTTTTTCAACCGGCATTGAAAAGCTGGAGGAAGCTTACGAGGAACTTGAAGTTTTTCCCCATCCGAAGCATCATGACGACATTGTTTCGGCGTTGAACCTGATGTGCAAGAAGTTCATGACCGAAACCGATCTGCTGCTGGGAGAGAGCGAGATGCCGGCAACGCTGTGGGACCGCCAGAATATGGGCTACGGGATGCCAGCAAGGCTCAGCGAGCGGTCATCGGGGCTGGAAGACTTGATTTCGACGGAGCTGCCAGACTAGCGGCAAAAGCGATGCGGACGAACGACAACGACGAGGCGTGCTGTCGCTGGTGCGATCTGGAATATGAGATCACGCCAGAAACGGAAAGGGAGCACTTGAAGGTCTGCCCCGTGTACCAAACGCTACCTGTCGCCGAAATCCGCAATGGAAAGACCTTTGTCGCCTTGCCGGGATGTGATAACATCCTGGTCGAACGCGTGAGAGTGCAATAGTGGCGCTTCTCCCACAAACCGACGATTCGCATGCGCGGTTGGAGCGCGCGTCGTTCACTTCCACCGGGATTCCCGCCTCCGAAGCCGACGAGCTCGCGCTGGTTTGCCAGGCGTGGACCGAAGCGCAGGAATATTTCGGACAGGAAGCCTCCTACAAGCTGGAATACGCGGCTTGCGACCTGGTCTATCGTTCGCCGCGCGCCTACAGCTTCTGGGAAGGGTCGTTTGTTCTCGAGCCGAATCTTCGCTTCTTCGACGTTGCGACCCAGGTCAACGCCGTGGTGGCGCAGGTCATGGGGGCGCTGTTTGCCGAAGATCCGCCGCTGGTGGTCATGCCCGGGCCGAATACGAGCCCCGAATCGGCGCGCGCCAAGGGCGTGCTGTTTGGGCGTCTGATGAAAGAGGCGGGACCATGGTCAGCGGCCAACGCCGACCGCATGCCGGGCCTGCGGCATGGTTTCAAAGAAGAATTCAAGCGCGGCGTCGAGCAGTGGGGACTGAAGGGCACGTTCGCAGCCTGCGTCTATACGACCGAAGAAGAGCAATGCGTCGAACGTCGCGAGCCTTCGAAGATTCCGGTGGGCAAGGCCGGGCCAGCGGGCGCCGCGCAGCCGATGGCGCGCAAGCTGGGCGCACCACAGATCCATAAAACCTACAAAACGGTGAAGCGGCTGAAATTCGAGTTTATTGACCTCGCCTCGGAAGACTGCATTGTGTGGAACGCCGACGCCAAGGGCGGAGACATCCGGTTGGCGAAAGTCGTGATTCAGCGGCGCATGGTTGACTTTTTCGACCTGCAGGCGCTGGCGCTCGATCCGCGCTACAAGATTCCCGGCGCGCGGCTGCCGGAAGGCTATCAGCTCGATCCGAACGACGAAGAGCAGCTCCAGCGCGACGAGCACGATGAAGAGCTGATTGTCGGCGGATCGCTGATTGATCTCTTCTTTGCGCCGGCGGAGACTTCGAACCAGAACGCCACGCCGCAGGCGGCGCAAAGGCAGCAATCGCTGCGTGGGTCAATCCATCAGGCCAAGCCTGAAGCCTCGGTTCACGTCAACCCTCTCCGCAACCGGCTGGAAATCTTACAATATCTCGATCAGCAGACCGGGCACTGCATTGCCGTGCTGGACCAGAAGGCGGTGATCCGCTCGGGCGAGGCCGGGTTTATGTATCTCTCGGCCAACTACTGGAATCTGCCGAATGCCATGCTCGGCCTGGGCGTGGGGCAGATCGGAGCCAACAACCAGCAGCTCAACCAGTGGATTGTGAACTCGGCGCTGAAGGTACTGGCGATTTCGCTGAACGCTCCACACCTGGCTCCGGACACGATTGGACAGACGCCGCGGGTGCTGCGCATTGGTGCCGGGAAGGTGATGACCGTCTCGGAGCAGGCGTTTGCCGCGGGCGGCATGAAGCTGCTGGAGACGGCGAAAGTCGATCCCACGATCTGGACTGTGCTGCAGGAATCGACGAAGCGGGCGGAAGCGGCTACCGGGGCGGATTCGTTGCTGGTGCAGGGATCGACGCAGGGCCCGCGGGCAGGCATGGGCCGGACGGCCGGCGGCGCCGGGATCATGGCACAGCGTTCGGATACGCGGCTCGATGGGCCAATGGACAACCTGATCCAGCAGATCTTTCTGCCTTTCATCGAGACCATGGACTGGTTCGTCTTCCACTTCATGGACGACCAGGAGATTGAAGAAATTCTCGGCGAAGAGCTGGGGCAGGCTTTTCTGGACGGCGACCCGACGACCGGGGCAAAGCCTTTCGATTGGGAAGATTTCCACAATGGGAAGTTCGACTATGATGTGTTACTCTCGGCCAAGCTGGCAGCGCTGCGGACGCTGGCGCAGCAACTGGTGCTGATCTTCGAATACGGGATGAACCCCGAAATGCAACAGTTCCTGGCCGACGTACACGGTACGACCATTGATCTTCAGACCATCTACAAGCTGCTTTTGCAGGTGGCGCACTGCTCGCCAGGCATGGCGAACCAGATCATCCGGCCGCTGAGCGACAAGGAAGTCGAGCGGAACCAGAAGCGGCAGCAAATGCAGCAGCAGATGGGTCCCGGCGGCAAGCTGGCACAGATTGCGGCGCAGGGCGCGGTCGACAGCAACCTGCAAGAACAGAAGACATTTGGCAACCTGGCTGAGCGCGCGCTGGATAAGGCGAGCCTGGCCAATGAGATTTCAGGAGCGGCGGAACAGTAGTGGACCTTTCCAAGGACGAACGCCAGGCACTCGCGCAAGGCATCGAGACTCCTTTCTGGGCGGTGGTGCAGAAAATCGCTCTGATGGCGATCGAGGAATTTAGGGAGACCCTATTCCAGCTCAACCCACAACTTCCGGGCTACGATGCGCAGGCACTGAAGCTGCTGATGCGGGCAGAAGTGGCGCAAACGGTTTGGGAAGAGATGGCGCGGCGGATCGAGAAAGAGCTGCCACTGGCGAAGCCTCCGGAGAATGACGGCTCGACGGTGGAAAAGGCGCTGCCGGATGTGACGGAGGGAATGTGACGGCATCAGGCCATCGGGTGATCGGGTCATCGGGTGATCTGAAACCGAAGGCGAAGAGCGACGCACAGATTTTGCTCGAGATCCATCTGAAAGAGATCGGGCTGGAGTTTGAAGCGGAATTCAAGTTCCATGCGGAGCGCGACTGGCGGTTCGACTATGTTCTTTCGTTGGATGCGAGCCGTCCCCATGGAACGGACCTCATTGCCATCGAGATCGAGGGCGGAGTTTGGCAGCAGGGGCGGCATAATCGGGCCGCGGGTTACCTGAGAGACATGGAAAAATATCGGGAAGCGGCGGCGCTGGGCTACCGGGTGTATCGCTTCTCGCCGCAGGAAGTTTTGAACGGCACGGCGTTGGAATTCCTAAAGAGGCACTGTCTATGACCGAAGCAGCGACGACGCAGACTCCCGAACAGATTGCGGCAGCAGCCGCGGCTGGAGAAAAGAAACAATACCGCTATCAGCCGACCTTTCCCGAGGGCCACGAATTGGCCGGGCAGCCCATGGGCGGTGAGCAGGTCATCGAGTACGATGGCAGCTCCGAAGACCTTGCCGCCAAGTTGGTCGCCAACAACAACCGCATGCAGGCCGAGATGCGGCGGCTGAAGGTCGAGCGCGGAATCGATCCGCAAGCCAACGACGAACCCTTGCCTCCGGGAGCGCTCACACGCAAAAAGGAATCGTTCACGCGGCGGGATTTTACCGCCGACGAGCGGGTGAAATTCGCTAAGGGCTTGGCCAACCCGGCCACCATCCAGGAGACGTTTGACGAGATGACGGCGGCGCGCGTGGGGTCGAACGAAGAGTTCAAGAACCTGACCGCCATTCAGATCCAGACAGCCGAAGCCAACGCCGGGATGCGCTTCGGGCGCGAGCATCCCGAGATCACGAACCAGCCGAACGACACCGCTTACACGAATCCTTACGGCCAAAAGGCGATGGTTCCGCGAGATGCGGCCCTGTTACTTTCTTGGTGCGACAAACGCGATTTGTATCACACTTACAACAACTTGGTGCTAGCCTATGACCGGCTGAAGAAAGCCGGATTGCTTTCCGAGGCCCCGATTGCGGCAAAGGAAACGCCCCCAAATATGCCGGGGACGGCGCAAGGCGAAACTGAGGCGGATTCCTCAGCGAATGCGGCGCAGCCACAAAGGCGGGTGGCAACTTCATCGACTTTAACCGACCGGAACTCCCAGCGAGCGCCGGCGGCCCGAGCGAGTGGAAGGCCCACCATAAGCGACATCGAGAGTTTGACGGCGGAACAGCTGAAAGCCAAACCGGCCGCATGGAAGACGGAGCTTGCTCTGGTCATCCGGCGGCAAACGGCGGCTTGGGTCGATCAGAACCTTCGGCCCGGATCGAAACTGATCCAAAAGCTGAAAGCCGCGGGCATGGTGGAATAGCGGGCGAACCCTCGATCTCGCAGCGGATACTTCCGCAATCGAGGGCTGCGATGCTGCAAATTCTAAGGCTGTTTTTCCAGATCTTCATTGCGCCGTTTTTGGGCAACTTCATCCTTGCCTCGAACCTGCAGTCGAACCTGATTCAGACGCAGGCGGTGCACTTCGAATCGAAATTCCGCTCGAACCTGAAGCATGAAACCGTCTTTCTGATGTGCACGGCGCGCATCCAATGGCAGCCGCAAACAGGCTCGACCTACGTCATGTATATGTACCCGACGCTGGCCGCGAACGTGGTGCAGACGGCGGAAGGCACGCTGCCAGGCATCGGCATCACGCTGACTCCGACGAACTCGACGGCCGTCATCGGAGAGTATTCCGATTATGCGACAGTTTCGAGCCGCGCGATGGCCACCGCGATTGACGATGTGCCGGGCAACATTGGCAAGGAAATGTCGTACCAGCTGGGGCAGAGCCTGTCGGCGATCGTGCGTACCCTGGCCGACACGGCTTACACCTACGACTCGAGCGCGCTGGTCAAGTTGGCCGCGAGCTCGACCACGGTCTTCACCACGCTCTCGCTGAACGTGATCCGCAACCAGACGATGTCAATGCTGGGCCGCGCGATCCATCCGCTGGGCGATGAGGCCATGTTCCCGGGCGTGATCCATCCGTTCGCCGAAGGCGATGTGGACCAGGACACGTCGAACAACTCCCCCATTGACATTGCCAAGCACACCGAAGAGGGGCTGGCGATGCTCGACAACTTCGTCTCGACCGATCTGGTCAAGCGAGTCGAGTACCCCAGCTCGAATGTGCGGTTCTTCCGCACCGGCCTGGTCACCACCATCCCGAACTTCCAGTCGGTCAGCGGCCTGACCGGGCTGAGCACCTACCTGTTTGGTCAGGATGGCGTCTTCAGCTATGACATGGCCGCTCCGGGCGACACGGCGTTCGACGATGGCCGATGGGAAGGCATTGAATGCTACCTGGAGCGCAACTTCCAGAAGTCGGCGTATGACCTGGCGGGAGTGATTCAGGGCGGCGCCAGCTACAAGTGCCACTTCACGGCCAGCTTCGGGCCTGACCTTTCGACCGCGCGTTTGCGCGTGATTCAGGCGGCTTCGGCCGTATCGTAAAGATTCACCGCCGAGACGCGGAGATGGCCGAGAAAACCTTCATCGGGTTTTCTCGGCCGTCTCGGCGTCTCGGCGGTAGAATTCACTTGACTTGCTCAGCGGCTTCGCGGTAAGCTGCTGAGCATTTAGAACGGTTCTTCCCCACAACCGAGCTG